AGGCCCTATATGAGTAAGTCTATTTCTTTCAATTTGCTCTACTGTAGCTTTATACCCTGAAGTACCTTCCCCACCATCAGTTACGTTACATAACTTAAATCCTTGTTCGCGATAGTGTTTTATTAATTCAATTTCTTTAGCAAAAGCATCTTGTTCAATATCAAATTCGGCTAGTATTTTTACTATTGGGGAACCGTGTTTAGCCACCACGTTATTCCAATGCGTTCCCCGTTGATAAAACACATACGCTCGGTTTTTAAACCCTTTGCCTATATAAAATAAACGTCCCTCAAGGGTATAATGTGCATAAACATAAAACATATACTTTAAATTATATATGGCTAGTTGGCGGTTGCGCTATAGCTGACACTAAGCGTATCGCCTGACGTTACAGTTTTAGACCCTGCAGTAAAGTCACCCGCACTGAATAAAGTGCCTGTAGTGTTGTCAATAGTAGCCGAACCCCCAATGTTAATAAAGCAACCCGCAATAGTACCAGAGCCTGTCATTGTAAATACAACAGGAGTAGACGTAGCTTTAACCCCCGCAGATGCTGCGCCAAAGACTGGTGTTTTACGAGTACCCGAATACGTAGGAGCATTTGCTAATCCTACTTCTAACCATGTGTGTGACGCTTGAGTATCAGCTACATCAGCTGTACCTGTACCTTTAAGTCCCATAACAACAGCACCGCCAGCGGTGTTACCTAACACGGTGTCCATAGTAAAGTTCTTACCGACAGTAGTTACTAGATTGCCAATAACGTCAGCCCATTTAAGAACGCCAAATCTATCATGGCATATTACTTCATAAGTTCCGTGTAGGCTCATAGACTCTTCATAACTTGCTCCACGATCTACTGAGGCAGAACAGCTATCACCTACATTTGTTTTTTCATTATGCATTTTAATTCCTTAAGATATTCGTATAACAGCTGTTGTAGCTGTAGCTGGTGGGAAGGTAACTGTAAATGTACCTGATGCAGTCTTGTCTGAACCAAAGTCTAAAACAGCTACAGCGGCATTAGTTGTACTATTATATATTAAAGCTCCACGAGATAGGAAGCTAGATGCTGACCATGAGACGTTATTAAATGATATGTAAGCTGTTGAGCCTGAACTAGCAGGTGCTATAGGTGTTAATACATTGCCCCCTGCGACATACCCTGTCCCAACTACTTCATTTAAAGTTGTATAAACTAAAGTTGCCGCATTGAGGTCCGCATTAGCTGTATATAAAGCTATCTTATATACATAGGGTGTACCAACAGCAAAGTTCTCTAAGCCACTTAGCAGTTTTTGTTTAAAAATAGTAGTCTGACCTTGAACTATCATAAGCTGCTATAAGGTAGTTTAGTTTGATTGTTTCTGTACGAGTCACCTCTCTCTAAACCATCACCAAGACGTTTCAGTTGACCTAGGGCTTCTTGATACTTTTGTTCGTAGTACCCTACCATATCTGCTTCACCTTTCATAAAAATCATAGCTTCACGCATAGCGCCGTATAACAATACAGGATCATAATTATCACCTAACCAAGTGGTACCTGATGCGTTTGATATTGAGGTTACAGTTAAAGTAAACCCAGAGCCTATAGGCCCTAATGCACCCGTATAAATAGATAATACGTCCCCAACAGCATACAATGAACCATTATTGACAAACGATACTGATGTAACAATCCCTCCTGTTACAATAATATTTGCCGCAGCATAGAAGCCGTTACCATCAGATAAAGGAACATCATAATACACACCACTAGTATAACCTGCTCCACCAGACGTTATGCTTGAGCCACTAATCACCCCTTGAACAATGGTAACTGGGTAGTAGTAATAATGAAGCTCAACAGAATAACTTGCATCAGGAGTGGGCGCAACTAAAAGAGATAGCTCATTTTTATAGGATAGTTGTGATCCAAATATAGCATAATATTTAGGCAAAGATGTGGCAGTGGGCGATGGATACGCTTCCCTAATAAAGCTAACATCTTTATCTATAAGGTAACTATATATACCCGCCGTGCTCACTGCAGCCAATGAGTAAACAGATAAGAAATCATCAGGACATGACAGATAAGGATTTGCCACTGTAACATTACCCGTTACATTCTTTCTTAGTACTGGGATTTGAACACTGTTATATATCCTACTTTCCGCCTGTTGAATAAACGTAGGTATATTAGCCACGAACATGTTTTCAGTGTTCTCAGCATAATCTTGAATTGTCTGCCGCAGTGCTAAGTAATTCATTGATTACGCCATTGGACCACGGGCGATGGTTCCTTTTACAGCAGCGCCGTTACCACGAGTTTTTACACCAGTAGTTTTAATGTCCTTTTGAGGATAACCTGAAGTATTAGCTGCAGGTGCTGGTTTAATTTGTGGGTACTTATCAGATAAAATAGTCATATCATTCTCTATGTTGTAGTTACTGAACTAACTTGCCCTACTGCAATTAAAGCATTAGGTGTTAAACTTGCGTCAAACTGTGAAGCTCCACCAACAGGTGCCCAGCCCCACTGGAATACTCTTGATCCGCCAGCGCCGTAGTTATTAATGTCTAAACCCGATACATCATAACTTGTGTCTCTACGTGGATTACGTAGCGCCTGTGGATCAAAAACGGGCCTCATCCCAATTTGCAACTGTGGTTGATCAGGGGACCAGCAACTGTCACACGCCAGTATATTAGTTATCTTAGTCTTTATAGTAAGTGGGCGCAACCTTTTAAGTAAGTACTCCATACCACAAACATCACAGGTTCCAAGTGCTATTTTGCCACGAGCGTATTTAGAGCTCATTAAATAAACGCCATCCGTGGAACCATACGTACAGGAGCTTTTTCTCTATTTTCATCGGCTGCTAATTGAAACTGCTCATCATAAACAGCTTTAAGTGCAGTAGCTCTTTGTAAGTCCATACCCGGAAGCTTCATAGATAGATAATAAGCTAAGCCAGCTACAAGAGCAGGTAAGAAGAGATAAGGTATATCTTGCGTGTTGGTACCGTTACCAGCGTCTTGCATTCTTCTTAAGCGCCAGTACACGAATGTATATTGGGAATCAGGAGCTTGCGGCGTAGGCCACACATTGATCGTTGGACTAGCTACACCTGTAGGAGTTGTTGCACCTGATTGTCTGTTTATCCACACTTGGATAGGTTTACCTAGCGCATTCTTATTAGGGATTGTCGAGTAAGTAGAACCTGAAATTCTTGATATAGTTATATCAGATTGGTTTTGACCTGAACCTGTACGTATTACATGGTCTAATAAGTCAACGGTGTCTACAGGCAGTGGGTATACCGCAACACCTGTGTTAAGCACAATCTGTCCTTGCTCTACAGTCCAGAGGTTTATACCCTTATTTCCCCACTCTATTAGAAGTAAGTTAAGAGAACGTCTGGCTGTCTTAAAGTCATAACCACTACGAAGTTCAGAGCCCGCACGTTCAAAGGCTTCTTCAATTATTTCTGAGAGGTCTATATTAAATAGTGCAGTTCCAGTAGTGGTCATTTCTTAGCCCGTTTGTTTTTAGTAAGAGGAGGAAAGCTTTTAGCTACTCCCCCTTTCTTATACATCTCTACAGCATTAGGATCGTCCTTACGGATAATCTTCTTGCCTTTAGGCATCTTAGAATCACATATTGCCCCCATTCCACGGCTAGGTCGCATATCTATTCTCCAATGCTTTTAAATATGCAGCATCTATTTTGTCTTGCCAGTTTTTATTATACCATCTAGATACAGTACTAAGAGGTCTATCTACATAATTACAATATTCGTGAATACTTTTAAATACTACGCCACATGTAATTATCTGCTTCATCTGCAAACATGCCGCATCTCTTTGTTTTTCTTTTGAATTGGGTTTTTCCCAATGTTTTAACATAGCTTCTGACTGTTTAATCTTAGTCACTTCACTTGCTAATTTTCCTTTACGGTTTGTATTTCCAATTTTTAAAACCCTTATTTTCTCTTTAGTTTCTTCAGAATGGTTTCTTCCTAACCAAGTCCCAACTCGTCCCGTTAGTGCAGTGCTTAATTTTAATTTATGTTCAGGGCTTAATTTTCTCCCACTAACTCCTTCACCCCCGGGGGTTAAATTGGTTAGAGGCAATCCCATTCTATTTAGACACTTTATTAAACCTATTTCTAATTTAAAAGCAATTTCTTCTGATGAGCATTCAATAAATGCAACCTCTATATTATCTTTACCATACTTTTTTATAACTCTAGAATGATAGATATTATGACTATTTGCGTCTAATCTTTTAGCGCGTATTAACTTTCCCTTACCAACATAAAAAGGTATATTGTCAGGTTTTAATTGTATATACGCGCCAAAATTACTCATTAGCAGATTCTACCACGAGTTTTACCACGTTGAGCAATACCATCAATCTTAGACTTAACAGAGCCACCTGATTTAAAAGCAGAACTAAGCTTATTCGCCATAGGTCTTTGTAAGTCAGCGTTACGCATTTCATCCATTGCTGGGTTTGATGCTGTTGGTGCTACAGCAGGTCTTGCTACAGCAGGTCTTGCTACAGGCACTACAGGTCTTGCTACAGCAACTGGGCGATCATCTCTTTTAGAAAGCATTTCACTTTCAATATCAGCTCGTCTAATAGCGTCAGCAGCTTGTTGGCGTTTTACTTTATTATCGTCTTTACCTTCTTTCTTTTTAGTAGCCATTAGACGAATTTCCCTTTTGTTTTACCTTTAGTTGCAACACCATCAGCAGCTTTTACAAAACCACCAGCTCTATAACATTTACCACCAGCTTTCATCTTTTTAGCAGGTTCAGACTTCTCACCTTTAGCATATTGCATAGGAGTGATCTTACCAGACTTAATAGCCTTAGCTTCTTTAAGCTCTTCTTTAACTGATTCTTTGCCTTTAAACATTTTCTTTAAATCAACTTTTTTAGCTGCCATTTTACCACCCTCGTTAAATTTCTTGCCTTTATCGGCCTGATTAAACTCTTTACCAACTGCTTGCGGAACACCCGCTTTCTTAGCCATTTTAGGAGAATGAGCAATCATCTCCATAAAGTTCGCTTGTTTCTTTGATTTACTTGGCACCGCACTTCCACCTTTTTAATGATGCTGCTTTTCGTGTAGGTTTACCACTTTCGTCTTTCATAGGACCGGGCATACCTGACATTCTGGCACAGAATGATTTCTTTCTTGGACCGCCACTAGGTTGAGGAGCCTTTAAATTAGAGCCTGTAGCTGCATTATAAACTTTTCTGCCCTTAGCTGTTAACCCTGCGCCCTTAGACACAGGTAACTTTTCCCCTCTACCAACTGATAAGACTGGAGCTTTTTTAGTAGTCATTAGTGTTTAATCATATCAATAACCCAAGTAACAAATGTAGCTACAGATGCGCCGATACCACCGACTACTAGTAATAACTTCCATCCACCTTTAGCTTCAGATAAAGTCTTACTTATTTCTCTAATAGCGTCCTTTATTTCTTCCATGTCTTTAGTCATTTTGTCCATGTCCGTTTGAAGG